GGCTGCCAGAGGCGACCTTGTGGAGAAAGCTAGGCGGACGTATATGGTAAAGGCGGGGGCTTTTAATAAGTCCATGAAGTTAAAACGTGCCACGAAAAGCTCGCTTACGGCTATCTTGCAATCAAAAGGAAGACCCATCCCATTGAGGGGATTTGCGTATAAAAAGCATAATGTGGCCACAGGAGATCCGGCAGGGGCACACCAGATTCGGGGCAATAGAAACTTTCCCCTTGTCGTAGACGGTAGAAAAGCCTTTTATGCCCGAATGCCGCAGGGGCATACCGGCATCTTTGTGAGGATTGCCGGTTCTGCTGGGAAGGGTGGCATAAAGGGACGGTGGGAGAAAAACCAAAAAGGAAAGTGGGAACTACAGCAACGTAGGACCCAGAACAAGAAGACAGGGAAAGACCTGAAACCGAGGGAACAGATTAGACAGCTTTACGGTTCAGGTATACCAGTTATGATTGCAGGTACCAGGGTTTATGACGAGATGAAACCTCAGATCGAAAAAAAGCTCCATAACAAACTAGAGAAGTATGTGGAACAGGCATTAAGGAGGCTTTAAGATGTTTACTAACTTTTTTCTTCAAGAAGAGATGGCAGAAGAATTGAGGAAATTGTTTTCAAAGGATCGCTTTCCAGACCGCAATGGTAAATTGACAGCTCTTAGTGTGTATGAGCAGTTCTTGCCTATCACGGATGCAGGGCAGGGCGAGGACAGCCAAGAGGATTTGGAAAATGGATTTTTGAGAGAAGGTCAGGGAGATATCCCGGTCCCGTATATCCAAGTTATTTTGCCAACTGGAAGGATTAACACAGTGAATAAGCCAGGAACAACAAACCTTCTTTTGTATTTATGTGTTTATGATGATGGAAAAGAGAGAAAGGGGTATCAGTACCTCATAAATATGATCCATCGGATTTGCGAGAGATTTCAAAAGAATATTTGCCTGGGAAACTACCAATGTAGGGAAGAGATCGTATGGGAATTGTCCGATGAGGACGATCACCCATTTTATTTTGGAGCAATATCAATGGAGTTTAATACTCCAACTATAAAAAAGGAGGACAGATACTGTTGAGTACAAAAAGCGACGTAGCGCCAGGAAAGGACGCTGCAAAAAAAATTGAAACAAAGGCTCCTGTAAAGGTCACGAAGAAAAAGAAGGAACCCATGATTTATCTGGGGCCAGACATAAAAGGAATCGCCAGATACTGTGATGTTTTCAGTGAAAAGGCCGGTTCTTTTTTTGATGAAAAAGCAAAAGAGGTTCCTATCCTTAGGGATCTTCTTTTCCCGATCAATGAGGGAGGAAAAAAGCTTGCCGAACTAAAAAATGGAGGACCGGCGTACCGGTTGTATCAGGCAGCAAAAGAACAGTTAATGAAAGGAGACAAGCGAAAAAATGAGCAAAGCATATAATCCATATTATCACGGTACCCGTGTGACGGAGAGCCCGACCCGCATGGCTGCTCCAGTAAAGGGAACATCAGGACTGCAGGTCATCATAGGGACTGCCCCGGTGCATCGGGGTGGAGAGTACAAAAATCTGGTAAACAAACCGATTCTGATTGAAAACTGGGATGAAGCGCTTGATGTGATCGGATATAGCGATGATTGGGGGAAATATACCCTGTGCCAGAGTATGTACGCATGTTTTAAAAAATATAATGTATCGCCTGTCATATTTGTCAATGTGTTGGATCCAGACAAGGATGTGATGGATGTGGACGAAATGACTTGGAAGCCTGGGGATGGAAAAGAATTTACGATAAAGAATCCTGAGATCGTTTGTGATACCATTAAGGTTTCAAATGGACAGGAAGAACTGGCAGTAGACACAGACTATGTTGTGTCAGTGGATGAGAATGGCTCCATCATTCTGACCCTTCTTAGCAGCGGCAGCCACTACAACGCAGAAACGTTGACGGTAAACGCAAAAGAAATCAATTATGAAGCTGATGAAATGAAGCTGCGGGTCATCGGGGGATATTCCATGGATGAAGGAAAAAACAAGGGGATTTCCTGCGTCAATGATGTATTTCCACTTTATCAGATGGCTCCGGGACTGATCTTAGCGCCAGGCTGGTCTCAATATACAGAGGTGTCCACGGCGCTCCAAGCTGCCGCAATAAATATCAATGGAGAATTTAGCGCAAATGCGATCGTGGATATTGATTGTTCCGAAGAGGGAGCCGTTAAATGTGAGGATTTTCAAAATCAAAAAGCGGCTCAATGCGTTGTAGACAAAAACACCATTGCCGTGTGGCCAAAACTTAAGAGTGACGGAAAGGATTTTTATTTTTCTTCTGTATACGCGGCAGGTATCGCTTATCTTGACGCTGCCAACGAGGACGTTCCAAACCTTTCCCCATCTAACAAGTCTGCGCTTATCACAGCGGTGGTGTTGGAAAACGGGGAAGAGATACGGATCGACAAGCAGAGTGCAAATAACTATGTAAACGCTTATGGAGGCGTGACTGCGATCAATTATGGTGGATGGAAGTTTTGGGGAAACAATACAGCTGAGTTTCCGGCGACCAAGGATCCCAAAGACCGATGGATCTGCGCCAGGAGATTTTTCAACTATTACAAAAACCGTCTGATCCTGACAATGGCAAAAAGAGTGGATGATCTGGGGGATTTCCGAAAGATTACAGCGATCTGTGATGATGAAAATGTGTGGTTTAACGCTATGAGTTCGCAATTATATATTGCGGGCGGTAAGGTGCAATACCATGAAGAGGATAATACGATTGAAGATATTGTCAATGGCAGCATCAAGTTTAGGGTAACATTGGCGACTTATCTGCCGATGGAGGATATCGCTTTTGATATTGAGTTCGATCCGGAAATTTTACAGAAAGCATTGAGAGGTGAGTAAACATGAATGTGCAGGGAGTTTTACATAACTATAAAGTATACAACCGGGGTAACCGGATCATTGGAGCTGGTGACGAATTTCCTCTGCCGAGCTTTGATTCTACAACCTATACGGTGACAGGAGCTGGCTTCCTGGGAGAATTTGAACAGCCTGTAGTTGGACACATCAAATCAATAGAGGTTGAGCTCGGACTCCGAGTAATGGATAAAGAAGCCTTTGAGATGATGGGAGACAATATCGACCTCACAATCCGTGGTGTATATCAGGGACTAAAAACAGAAGACAATAAAAATACGTATACACCGGTGCGAATTGTGATGAAAGGAAAGAACAAGAGTTTTGAAGGCGGAAAATTGAAAATCGCCGAAGGTACAGAAACAAAGATTAAGACCGAACTCTGGTACATCCTGATCGAAATTGACGGAGAGACAATGTTGGAACTCGATAAGTTTAACTCCAAATACATCGTATGCGGAAAGGATATGCTGGCAGAAGTGAATAAGTTCTGCTAAATCTGTTGCTTTGGGATACATGGCAGGGATAGTGATAGCTACACGAAAGCGGTAAACCTTAACCGTTTCCCTGCCATTATCATATGGGTCTTTGTATGAAGATTTTTAATATTAAGGAGGAAATAACTATGCCAGAAACAAAAAACATAGAAAAACAAGAGCAGGAACAGGAGTCTATAAACCCATCAAAGATCGTTTTTAAGAAACCATATGTATTTGAAGGAAAAACCTACAATGAGATTGATCTTTCCGGGTTGGAAGACATGACCGGGGAAGATCTTATCAGGATTGAAAAAGCATTGAGAATGACTGGCGTTAAAAGTTTGAATTTCGAGATGACACCAGAAGGGGCGTTTATGTATGCCGCTCAGGCTGCAGGAGTTCCGGTTGAGTTTTTTGATCTTCTTCCAATAGCTGAAGCGAGGAAGATCAGGATAGTAGTGATCAATTTTTTATGGAGTTAGGATTTCAGGATGTGAAACAGATCAGGAAATGCGCAATACATCTTGGAATCCGAATCAGTACATCATTGGAATATTTGTTAAACATACCACTGGTTGAACTGGGAGAAATTTTAGAGGAGGTGGCCAAACTTGGCAAATGAAAAGGAAGTACAAATCAAGATATCGGGAAAAGTAGACAGCTCTTTGAATATGGTAAGTCAAAAGGTAGATAAGGCATTTTCAAGAGTGACGAAGATTGCCAAATCAGCTACCACCGCCTTGGGGGCGGCAGCTTCTGACGCGATAAGAGGATCCTTAGAAGTGGGATCCTCTTTTGAATCCCAGATGTCTACCGTCGAGGCGATATCCGGAGCAGCAGAAAAGCAGATTATGCAGCTGGAAGAGAAAGCCAAAGAAATGGGAGCCACTACTAAATTTACGGCGACAGAATCCGGGCAGGCAATGGAATATATGGCGATGGCCGGATGGAAAACAAAAGATATGCTGAACGGAATCGGTGGAATCATGGATTTGGCGGCGGCTTCCGGAGAAGACCTTGCAGGCACATCGGATATAGTCACAGACGCTCTTACAGCATTTAACCTGCAGGCTAAAGATTCGGCGCATTTTGCGGATATATTGGCCCAGGCGAGCTCCAACTCAAATACAAACGTGTCGATGATGGGGGAAACCTTTAAATATGTTGCTCCTGTAGCTGGATCCCTTGGCTATACTGCAGAGGACACGGCGGTATCAATAGGACTTCTGGCAAATGCGGGAATCAAGGCGTCCCAAGGCGGAACTGTCATGCGAAAACTCATGAGTGAGACTGCTGGTGGGATCACGCTGGTATCCAAGGCGTACGCAAAAGCCGGAGAAAAAACCGGAAAATACAAGATAGAAACGGCCAATGCAGACGGAAGCATGAAAGACTGGTCCAAGACTGTAGAGACACTCAGAGAACAGTTCTCAAAAATGACTGAAGAAGAACAGGCGATGAATGCGGAAAGCATTGCAGGAAAGACGGCGATGTCTGGACTTTTAGCTATTGTAAATGCCAGCGACAAGGACTATAAAAAGCTGACAAATTCTATTGACAATGCATCCGGTGCTGCAAAGCGCATGGCAAAGATCCGTCTGGATAATCTCCAGGGGGATGTTACGATCTTCCAGTCTGCGCTGGAAGGCAAAGGTATCGAGCTGTATGACGAATTAAAAGAACCCATGCGGGATATCGTGCAGAGTGCCACGGACTGGTTGGAAGAGATCGACGTAGCGCGCGTGGTGGATGATTTTAAAGACTTCGGCGCGGCGGTATTGGATTTTGCTGACCCATTATTAGAGGTCGGAGAGTGGATGATCGAGAATCCAGACGCGATCGCGGGTCCCCTTGCAGGCATTGGCGGGACAATCGCCGGTTACAAATTGCTGGATACCATACCTAAACTTGGGCAGGGGCTTGAGGGTCTGATAAGCGGTGTTACCGCCTCTCCATATATTGCAGGAGGAGCACTGGTGGTTGGAGCGCTTACGGGAATTGGCACAGCTATCGTCAACACAGAAAGAGCGGCGGCGAATGCCAGTTTAGAGGATCATTTCGGGGATATCGCCCTTTCCATGGATCAGATTCAGGACGCAGCGGATAACATTATCGGCAGTAAGACAATGGAGAACATAGAAGAATTCATGTCCTCTATAAAGATCTCAGAAGGTCTTGAGCGGGAAATGAAAAAAGCAGCTGAGGGCTTTGGAAAAATAAAGTGGAAGGTATCCGCAGGTCTGGAACTGGATGAAAAGGACATGGACGAGGCGAGAAAGAATGCACAGAACTATGTCCAGTCAGTACAGGATCAGATCGACCAGCAGGGATACACGGTCAACGTGGCGACAAAGTTTCTTTTTGGGGATTCTGAAACCGGGAAGGATATTATTGAACAGAATGATGGTTTTTTCGGAAGCTTGAAAATGGAAGCGGACGGACTTAATGCCAAGATTAATGATGTTATACAAAGGAGCATGAAGCCAAATCTAAAACCGATAAAGAAAGAGAAACTGATAAAGGAAATGAATAAATACCTTGAAGAGTTAAAAGATCTAAGCGCCAAGGTAGCAAAGGGCAAGGAAAGAGCGAGCTGGGATCTCATAGAATCAGATTTTTCGGGAAAGGAATTGACGCCAGATACATTCCAAAAACTCCAGGAAGCAACAAATAAAAATGTTGAAAAAGTGAAAAAAATCGCCTATGAGACAAAGCAGACAGTTTTTGATACTGCTGCACAGAAGCTTGAAAATGGCAACATGAGCGAAGAAGAGTATAAGCTGGAAAAAGAAGCAGCTGAAAAAGCGTATCGGGAAACTGTAGAAAAAGCAAAGAAAAAAGCTTTAGAAATCCAGTATAACACGCTCATGGATACTTATGGGGAAGAAATTGCCAGCGGGGAGTATAAATACGGCGACATAAAAGCTATCGGGGAAATTGTTAAAGGAATGAGTTCGCAGGATCTGCAGGGCGGTGAGGGGGAAATCCTAAAAATACTTGACATGGCTTTTAATGGTGGAGGAGATGCCTATTTGAGAAATGATGTCACAGGAACATCGAACAAAGAGGTGTTTCAGAGCATGGCATCCAAGTATGCTAAGAACTATATAGACGGAGACACTTTGAGCGAAGAAGCAGAGAAAATAGGTGATAAATCAGCTTATAACCTTAGAGATGATTTTATTCTTTCTCGTGAAAGTACTCCTAAAATTAGCGCAGATACGGAAGCGCCACGGTACGGAGTGGATGTTGCTATAAACGAAGAGGAAAAAGGAACATCTACCCAGAATGACGCCTATGCCATAACAGAAAAGACAAAGGGCGGCCTACAGGCAACACCTGCAAATATTCTCGGTGGTTTTGTGGCAGCAGTTCCGACCGCTGTAGCAAAAATGGAGGAAGCGGCAAAAAAAGGAGGCATTGCCTCCGGGGAAGCATTTACAAAAGCGTTGTCTGATGAGATCCTGAAGATAAATCCAATAACTATACCGGTTGAAATGCCGGTAGAGCTTATATCGCCGGTAGCACCAAATACTGCAAAAAAGGGCACAAAGAAGAGCGGGGGCAAATCACCCATCATCTTCCCTCCAATCAGAGGAAATGCCGAAGGAATCATCAGCACCAAAGCACACATCGCTGCCGTGTCCGAGGGAAACAAAACGGAGGCCATCATCCCTATTGATGGAAGTGCGCGATCCAGAAGGCTCTATGAAGCCACTGGAAAGCTCATGGGCTACAACAAAACATCAAGCCAGGGTGTGACCTTTGCACCTAATATAAACATCACGTTGACAGGAAAGGCCTCTGCGGAAGATAAAAATGAGATCAGAAACCTTGTTCAAAAAGAACTGGATAAGCAGTATAAAAAGATGATCCGTGACAATAAACGGTTTAATATGAGACAATAGGAGGTTTTATGGCAGGAATCTATATCACATCCCAGGGAGATATGTGGGATAAGATCGCGTTCGAACAGATGGGCTCGGAAGACTACATGGGTGATCTGATCCAGTGCAATTACGATCTCATAGATTATGTTATCTTTCCGGCGGGAATAGAAGTGGCGATCCCGGAGATAGATGATACCCAGATGGAGATCCCATCGTGGCGGGAAGGGCTGGAGGACGAGGAAGATGGGCTGGATGAATTTCCGGAGGAGGACGAGGATGAGTAATGGTAAAAAGTTAAAATACTCCATCAGAATCACGGATAGGATTCCGGTGGATTATGCCAGGGCGAGACGCGCCTACCCCAAATTGATCTACACGAAAAATGGTAAATCGTCCAAAGTCATACCCGTCGATCAGGCGAGACACACCGCCAGTCAAATGCGACGCTTTTTAAAAAAGTTTACTTTTACCGGGACAGCGGATGGAGAGGCGGACCGCATCGAGATGACTTTGATTAACGGCGACTGGCGGTGGATGCGGTCGTGGATGCCAAAGAAAAAAGATAAGATATCGGCAAGTATCATTATGAAGCATTGGAAAAGCGGAGAGACCACAAGAACCTTTCGCTGTGGTACATTTCTCATAGACAGTTTGGGAATGTCTGGACCGGAACTAGCCTGCACCGTAGGCGCTACTTCCATACCAGAAACATCGTCTTTTCGTGCGACGGAGCGAAAGAAGGCCTGGAAAAAAGCTACCTTAAAAGAGATCGCAAAAAAAATAGCTGCCAGGTACCGGATGAAGTTGGTATTTGATGGGGAAGATTTTTCTGTTGGAACAGTAGAACAGAATGATCAAACGGACTGCAGTTTCCTAACAGAGCTCTGCCAGGAATACAACTATGGCATCAAGATGTATAAAGGCAAGTTGGTGATTTATTCCAAAAAGAAATATGAGGAAAAGGGTGTTGTGGGAACGATTAGCCGAAGAATGCTTTTGGATTTTGCTTTTGAGACTAACATCTCTGGTACATACACTGGTGCAAAAATGAAGTATACAAAAGCAGATTCTGACGAGGAAACCGTTGTAAAAGTGGGAAAAGGCAACCGGTGGTTTATCGTATCCGGTGATGCCGATAACATTGCACAGGCGCGTCGGAAAGCATTGGCAGCTGTGAATAGGGAAAATGAGGCGACGACAACGCTGGATCTCACCATACGAGGGAATACAAGATACAACGAGACGGATACGGTCAGGATCCGCGGGCTTTACCGTCTCAGTGGAAAATATTTCATCGACCAGGTTATACATGATATCGATGCAGATAGTGGATTTACTACAAAATTGACGATGCACAAAGTACAGAAAAGGGTGACAAAATGAAAACTGCAATCGTAACCTCTGTAAAAGATGGGATGGCAACTGTCCGATATGGAGCAAGAGGGGAAGCCTCGAATCCTATGCCGATCTTAGAAAACCCAGCGAACGCCTCACTCAATCCAGGAGATCGCGTGGTGGTGGCGCCTCTGAATGAAAAAAAGGATGGCATTGTTTTAGGGCGTTACTGGAATCAAAATAACCCACCAGGAGAGTGAAAACAAAAAATGAAAATTGGAAAATTTGGAAAGTATCTCACGTTTGAGGTCTATATGAAACCTCCCAAAAACCAACATGGGGAAGAAGATATCAGTGTTAAGTGCCTGACGTTCCAAGACTTACACCGAAATGTTAGTAGCCGGGTGACGGAGCACGCCAGGATCTTAAAAAAACACAAGACGGAGTTTGGTGGCCCAAACCTATCAGAAATTACATTTACCATGACTCTTTCTGCTGCTCTGGGTGTCGATCCGAGAAAAATGCTGAGCCAATTGGAATCATGTGTCAGGCAGGGAAAGATCGGGTACTTTATTATCGGATCGAAAAAGATTGGGAAGCACAAATACATTATTACAAATGTTTCGGAGAGCTGGGGGCATATCATCAAAAACGGAAAACTGGTAAGCGCCAGTGTGGACGTAACCATGAAGGAGTATTTATAAATGACGACGATGAAACAACCATTACTGCAATTTGAGCCTGACAACGAAAATGAGCTGGAGCGATATAGGAGAGGGCTGGAAACATTGTATTCCACGGTAGAGGGCTCTTGTCCAGGAGATCGGAAATTTGGTCTATCCAACGAATATGTTGATGAACTGCCGGAGGTGGCGGAAAGTACATTTTCATTGGAGGTATATAACAAAACTGAGGCATATGTTCCCCAGGTGGAGATCCTTGATATCTCTTTTGAGCATGACGCAGAGGGAAGAATAAGACCAAAGATCACCATTGGACTGAATGAAGAATACAACGAGGAAGAATATGACGATGAGGAGGAAGATGGATGGGAATAGAAGGAATCAAAGATCTGCCCGACGTGTCCTTTATTGACAACTTGTCATTGGAGGAAGTTAAAAATATTTTAATGGAAGAATACAAAAAGGAATATGAAAACATAACGGGAAATGAGCCGGTTATGGAGCGGAGTGATCCAATCCGGTTACTGATCTCTTCGCAGGCAGTGCTAGATATGCAGTTACTCTCTTTTATTGATCGCTGTGGAAAAATGAATCTCCTGAAATATGCCCAAGGGGATTTCTTGGATCACATGGGGGCTTTTAAAAACCGGGCGCGAAAGGAAGCTGAAAGGGCTTCTGTTATGGTGCGCTTTTTTATGGCGGAGCCAAGAAACGAAGTGGAACCGATCCCCCAGGGAACCATGGTGACAGCCGATCAGAAGATCTTTTTTGAGACAGATGATTATGCTGAGATCCCCGCGGGGGAATTATCTGTAGAGATCTGTTGTAGTGCCACGATAGCAGGGACGGCGGGAAATAACTACGAAAAGGGAGAGATTGCCACGTTAGTAACACCGACGGGCTTTATCTCGGCGATCTCCAATACCACAAAGAGCAGCGGGGGAATGGACCGGGAAACCGACGAAGAATACGCGGAGGGTATTTTTTGCGCTCCGAGCAAATACTCCGTGGCGGGCCCGAACCAAGCTTGGGTTTCCCTGGTAAAAGATTTTAATAGTGATGTTGAGGATGTCTGTCCGGATACAGTACCGGGAAGTGGAGTGGCACAAATCACCGTTCTGATGAAACATGGACGAATCCCAGAACCTGCAGAACTGCAAAGCATTCAGGAGTATTTGATGCGGCCGGACATACGTACATTGTGTACTTTGGTGGAAGTAAAACCGCCGGAGCAAGTAAATTATGAGATTTCCCTGACCTATTATATCGGGGAGTCCAGTAAATCAAGGATTACGGAGATATGTCAGAATGCAGAGCAGGCGGTGGGAGCATATACCGAATGGCAGGATTCCAGGGTGGGCAGGGATATTAACCCTGACGAGCTGCTTGTCATGCTGAAACAGGCAGGAGCAAAAAGGGTTGTTATCACATCTCCAGTTTTTTGTCAAGTGCCGGACGGAGCGGTGGCGCATTTTGACGGAACTCAAAAAGTAACA